AATATTCTGATAAATAATTAAAGTAAGGAAGTGCTTTGTTTAGAATAAGATCATTTATTAATGCTGGGTTTCTATCATAAAATTCTTCAGCTGCTTTTTGTGCTGTATATTCATCTTGTGTTTTTATTGCAAGTATAAAATGTCCAGAAGCAACTAAGTTTATTGCTTCATCTCCATCTTTGTCATACCCAGCTTTCCATTGATTTACCATAGATCTTACAAATCTTGCTTTAACGCTATTTTCTCCATCACCTATTAGTACATTTTCTGATAACCATTCATTATTTTTAGTTTCTATTTCATCTAATACATTTTGTGGTCTACTTGCTTTCTTTACCATTATTGTTGCTATTGAACCAGTAGGCATACCTTCTGATCTAAGTTGGCTCATAGCAGTAAAAAATTTATCCATTTCAGTACTCATACCTTCAATGTCTAGGTATCCACCATTGGTAAGTACATCAAATGTAGATAATGTTTTATCTAATATTGCTTCTATATTTTTTTCTTCCATTTGTACAATTTGTGTTGGTCCTATTTGATTTAACCAATTAGCAAATCCTGTTGGTATATATTTTTCATATTGCATAATTTTTGTTATAGTAGTTAAATCATCTTCATTTAAACTATCAAAAAAATCTATTGTATTTTCATAACCATACCCTTTAAAAATAGTAGAATAGTACCCATCCATAATAACTTTTTCTCCACCCATTAATGTAATTTGATCTGCGTCTAATTCTGATATTCTATTACTTAAACTATTTTTAGGTTCTTGAAAATTAATACCATCACCAGCTGTATCAAAAATAACTTCGCCATATAATTTTGTTACATTATACTTTGCATTATTTAAATTAAAAATTTTATTTACTTTTTCTGGAGTAACCTCTAAACCCTGTTGTTCAAGACTTGTAGCTACTTCATCAAAGGTCATTGGTTCATAATAATTACTACCTGGTATACCTGACATTTTTACAAAATCACTACTAATGGTAGTAAGACTTTTTAAATTTCCTTCTATTTTTTTAATATCTTGATAGTTTTGTGTTTTATCAACTCCAACTTCATCTATTTTTTTAACTAAATTATTATTTTGTATTTTTGCTACATATCTATTATTAGCTTCAATAACACTTAGTAAAGTTTCTTCTCCAACTTTTACTCCTGTTTCACTTTCAAAAACATCATAGTTAATACCTCTGTTATTATTTTTATCTAAAAGATAATCGTTTTGCCAATTAGCAAAAGCAAGATTTGCTTCATTCATTTCTATTGGATTTTGTATATTTACATCTTGATAAAATAATGATGCTATAGCATTGATTCTAGCAATTTCTACACTTTGTAATATTTGTAATTCTTTTGTTCTTAAATCTGATCCATTCATATCACCACCACTAAATGGTTCTAGTGCTTCATATTTACCTTTTAGTGAGCCTAATGCTTGGGTTAATACAGTTCCACTATATTCATGTATTAATCTTAATGCTTCTTCTTTATTCTTTGATGTTCTTCCTATGTTAAAGTAATGATTTTCTGCATCTATTACTACGTTATTAAGCCAAACATCAAACTTTTCTCTATTTTCATTATATGTTACAGTATTACTTTGTTCTCTTAATACGTCAAAACTTGTTATAAACTTTTGTTGAAACCAACCATCAGCAGCTATCTTTAATCTTTCTGGTGCATTACTTAATACAGCATTATGGTATGAGTTCATTTCAGCTGTAAATTCTTCAAGGTTTGGATTTTTACCAGATGTAAGTATTTCGTTTACTTTGTTGTTCATAAACATTCCTGTATTAAATTCATAATCATTCATCCAATTTGCATCATAAAGTTTTGCTTGTGCTTCACCAAAAGCATTTAAAGAATCAGCGATAGGCTGAGTTATACCAGATATATTAGGAGTACCCACTGTTACTACACCCATTCTAGAAGCTGTAGATGATGGTGATACTGTTGTTGTTGGTTCTATTTTTTGTATTTTTTCAACCACGAATTATCCTATTCTTAAATCCTATAACTTTTTTTCCAAATGTTTCTTCACCAGGTTTTAAATACATATCATGGTATTGCCATCCATTTACTATAGTAGTAGAAGCATTTACTAATGAACCTATATTAGAATATCTACGATCTAATTTTTCATTATAAATAGCTTGGTCATAAGATGTTTTAATTTTATTTACATTAAATCTATTAGTAGCTAAATCTTGTTCTAAAACATTTCTAATATCTTGTTGTATTGCAAGAAAACTTCTACTTTCTCCTACACCACTAGCTCCTTTAACAGCTCTGTTATTTGCTAGTATTTGTTCTACTTCCCTTCTTCTTGCAAGTTCTGCTTGTAATCCTTCAAACTCTGCAACTTTTTTTTCTTGTTCATATCTTCTTATATTTTCTCTTGCAGCTGCATTTGCTGCTCTCATTTGTAAAATACTTCCAGTTGCACTAATTCCAGCTGAAATCATAAACATAGTTGCTGGTGTTATTGCTGCCATTAATATATTACCTCTAGTGCCATACCTAATAACTTTAATGGTAATGGTTCTGTTTGTGTTATTTTTACTGTAGGTGATCTATCATATCCAAGAAAATAAAATTCTTTTTTACCAGTAACTTTAGCTACTGATGTTGCTACATTAAAATCTACTTGTCTAATAATTAAATTCTTTGCAGTTTTATCTGATGCTTGTAAAGCAATATTAAGTGTATCTGCAACATCTATAACTGCTCTAGATATTCTTTTAAAATTTCCTGTCAATGGACCATTCTGTACTTCTTTATCTATAGGCATAGTTTCTAACTCAGGACTAAAATTAAATCCAATAGTAACTCCAGCTGGGTGAGCTTCATTTAGTGTTATTGTATTAGATCCTGTAGTAGTAAATGTTCCTAATGCCATTGTACCATCAACAGCATATACTGAAGTAGATGTCAAGTGCGTAGGTGTATTATGTAATCTACCTTGTACTATTGTAATCACAGCATTATCAGATGGTGTAGCAGCAAGTGTTTTATTTAAAACTAAAGTATATCCAGATGCTGTAGCATTTACAGTTTGAATAGTGTATTCTGTACTGTTACCAGCTATTGTAATAATATCATTAGGGTTAGGTGCAGATGTATATCCATCTACATTTAATGATGATCCTGATTGACTACCACCATTTACTTTAGGAGAACCTTGTTGATTTAATGTTGTAACATCAGAACAATCTAAAGTTAAAGTATCATCATCAGCAAACTTTTCTAGTGTATATATAGTAGAACCACCTATAACTCTAGATACAACACAAAATAAATTTTCATTAACTGCTGTAATACTTGTAAAACTATCTCCTGATCTAGTACTCCATGCTGTCCATCCAGCAATCTTTTCAGATCTAATACTATGGAACAAAGCTAGTGTTCCGTCTGTATTAGTAAAAAAAGCAAATTGTTCTGGTCTAGTTGCTGTACCAGTTATCATAGCCATATCTACTGGATTATTAATAACTTGCGAAGCAAGTATAGATATTGAAGTAGATGCATATGCTGATTCTACATCTGAAAAAAGATATTCTCTTACAGCTCTACCATTTTTTTGTGCATATAAAGTAGCTCCATCAAATATAACTGGTCTTGCTCTATTACATCCATATGGTGTTTGCCTCATAAAAACAATATTAGAAGGTGTAACTGCTGAAGTATCAGAAGAAGAAGGTACAAAAAATTCACCACCATCAGTAAATACTTGTAAGTTTCTTGAACTTACTAAATGCCTAATCTCATTAATTCTATCTGCTGTTATAGTTACATCTATAGCGTCATCTGCATTACCAGAACCTACTTCAAAATTAAAATATTCTCCTACTACTGAACCTATAACTGATGCTGGTTTATCCTTAATACCACCAAAATATAATCTATTATCATGGAATGTAACTGCTTGGGGAAAACCTTTTATTGAAGATATAAGTTGTTCTGCCCATACAAAATGAGGACCATTACTTACTGTATCTTCTATAACTGTAACAGTTATTTCTGTAGAACTTGTAAATCCTGTTACTTTAACTTGTTTATTATTTACTAATAAGTATGTACCTACATAATCTGCTGTAAAATATCCTGAACTAGCTGTTAATGTTCTTCCTGTACCAGTTGCGTGTGCAGACAAAGTAACTGATATAGTTGATGCAGCATATTTAAAAAAAGGTTGTGTTGTTTTATTAGCACCACCTACAGTAACAGTTTCATTTTCTTCAAATGTAAATAAACTTACTGCAAAGTTTGATGCAGAAGTTCTTACAATTTTAACTATAGGGTTATCTCTGTGTACAATAAATACTGTATCACCAAACTGTGCATAATTTAATTCAAATAATTGTGCTGTTGTCCAATTACAGTTGCTAGTAATATTAGCTTGAACACTAGCACCACTACTATTAAATACATCTAATCTATTATTAGATAAAGCAAATACTGCCATCTCATCATTAGAAAATATAAAAGGAATTATTCTTGATGCTCCAGGTAATGTTGATTTATATGTAGTACCTGGTCTACGCATTAATCCACCTTCATCAAGTAAGTACCAGTTTCTTAATGTCTTTGCTCCATTGAAATATGCAGAAGCATCTGTTCTTGCGTTTAATAAAGGATTAAGTTCTCCACTTGCAAAGTTAGTGTATACAGTTCTAAGGACCCTTGCCATTAGTATCCTCCAGTAGTCAATCTATCCTGTATAAACCTTTTCGTATTAAGAACACTATTAGTAACTTCTTGACTATCAATGTTCTTTGCTATTCTCATTTGATTTTCACCAAGTGTTTCAAACTGTTGTATCATTTGTGCATCTCTTGCAACAGATCCAGCAAATATTGCTGCTAATTTATATTGTAAAGCTAACTTAAAATACTCTGGAAAGTCTGCTTCGTCTTGTCTAAATATATAATCTGCTATTAATACATTGGTAGATCCATATGTATTACAAAAAATCTTATCTCCGTATCTTGCATAGTGTATTGGATTGTCATTAACTGTAACTGTATTTAAAACTAATAGTTCAGGACTTGATGGTAATTGATAAGCATATTCATATCTTCCTGTAGGTGCATCAGCTAATAAAGAAAGTTGTTTTTGTTCTGTGGCAAACTTCCATCTATGTCTAGATAAACAAGACTTCAGTATATTTTCATACATATTAGAAGCTACTAATGCTTCTGTTGAACCATCATCAAAAGATGAAATAGGTTGTGCGCCTATCATAATGATAGCTCTTGCACAAATGTCTACTTTAGTATCTGCCATAGTTAAAGGGGGGAATAAATCCCCCCAATATCATTATGATAATAATGCAGTTGTTACTGTAGAGGATGAAGCAGCTGATACTATTAAAATATCTACTACACCATTTGATCCACCACTGTTTACAATAATTACATCACCAGCATTTAAGTCGCCTGTTGCTGATAAAAAGTAATCTGCATCATCAATAGTTCCTATGGCATCTCCATCAGAGTAGTACCACATAGAATTACTATCTCCCATTTGAGAGATCTTCTTAATTGGATTTGAAGTTGCGTATGCCATGATTAACTCTCCCTACATTTCTGCACTCTACATCCGTCAGTATCAATAAGTACTGCACCCATTGACATATATGATGTAGTTAGGTGTGCTACCTTCTCAGGTATGTAGTTTACTTCAGTTCTTACATCTGAACCTACACCTAATCCCATTGATGACTTATGCCATGCTAATGTAAATCTATCATTAGAACCATCTTTTGATAGACCACTAAATGCCATCCACATAAATGAAATCCATCTCTTAGCTGTTAATCCACCTTTAAATGGAAGATCAGCTTCACCGATATATTCAGCTCTAGAGAATTGATCTATGGATAAAAGATCTGACCATTGGTTTCCACCAACAACCCAATATCTTTGTCCATCATCTGGAACATCATTTTCTTGGAATGTTTCAAACATCTTCTTAGCTTTGATTAAAGACATACCAGCGGCAGAATCAGAGTTTGCGTTGTGTGCTACTGCTGTAGCTCCAGCATCAAAAGTATCTGTTACGATACTGTCTGTTTTTCTACCAAGAGCATATGCTGCATTTTGAGCAACAATGTTTCTTTCATCAATGTTTACTTTTAGTTCGTCTAGTTTGTCCACATAGTCTGCTGCGTAATAGTCAGATAATGTTGCAGTTACATTAGAGTGTACAGAGTTCATAGCGACAACTTCAGCGTGTCTTGCTTTAGTTGAAGCAGAACCTTTTGCTACTTTTTGAAACTGAACAGTACTACCTTTTACGTTGCTGACATTACGGACCATATTTTTGAGCTTACTGCCCATTCTTTGATAAGCCATATGCACTTCTGCTTCGAACTGCTTTATAAAGGCTTGGTCTATAGTCGCACTCATAATAAGTTTCCTTTCGAGTATTGTTAGTTAATAATCAAGTTGTCGTTATAAACCTTAGTATGTTGTCCTACTGGGCATAGTCCAGTCTATTTCGGCTTGTTAGTTGAGATATATTATATTTTTGTCATCTTTACAAGACCAGAAGCAATAAAAACATTGACATCTCCAAAGGTATATGAGCCATCAGATTCCTCTATGTATGATGCAAATGTCTTTATGTGCTTTTGATCTTTAGAATAAAGATAGGCTTCTGTAGTAATAACAGCTGGTTTTACTGTATCCATGTCATTTTTTGACATCCATTCACTATGACCAGTAGGATCTTCCCATTTAAAAATATACTTTTTAAAAGGAAGTTCTTTATTCTTAGCCATATTTCTTTTCGAATAATTTTGTTACTTTATCGTAATATGCTTTATCTCTGCGTGATGGATCATAATATCTAGGATCATTCATCATAGATCTTAAATCATCTTCTTCTAGTTCTGCATCTACTACAGTATTAGCATTAGGTAATGGTTTGCTTTTAGTAATATTCATTATTTCTTCAATAGCTTTAACACCTTCAGCAGTTGTGGCTAACTTACTCATAGCATCATATGCTTCAGTAGATAAATACTTCTTAGACCATAGCTCTGCTGCTTCTAATCTAGACTTAGCATTATCTCCGAGTGTTTCCATTTCTGATTTTATATCTGGTAATCCAGCTATTTCATTATTAACAAAAGCATTAACACCTCTATTAAATACTTCTTGGGATAATTTGTTTTCTTTACAAATATTTGACCATTCTTTAAGTAATTCTTGTTCTTCATTTACCTCAATGTTTACATCTTCAGGTACATCAGGCATAACAATTTCATATTTTTCTGGAATAGAACCTAATCTTTCTTGTTCTATATCTGTTCGTATTTGGGTTGATAGCTCATCAGTTCTCATACCTAATTTCTTTTCTAAAGAATTATATGATGCACTAAGTTCCTCAACTTTAATTTCATTTCTATCTGTATCCCAAAACTTTTCAGGAACATACTCAGGTCTACTAACTTCTGGTTCTTTTTGTGTAGCTTCTACTGGTTGTTGTTCTTCTGATTGTACTGCTTCTTCTGACATTAACTCTCCTTATGTGTTTCTATTCTTTTTTGTATAATAAAATATAAATATCTCATTCCCTCTAAGTGTCTTAGCTGGTCATTTGTAATATCTCTACCAGCTACAGCATCTACTGTAATAGATTTTAAGTAATTTAAAACCTTTTTTCCTAGATCTGTTTTAAATAATGCAGCAATATCAGCATTAAGCTCTATCTCTGCACCTTTTGATCTAGTAAATCCGTCTATTGAATGATAAAAACCCTCAGGTTTGTTGCGTATCTTCTCCCAAGCCACCTTGTCCTCCTTGCATTTGTTGCATTTGTTGCATCTGTTGTAGTTGTTGCATCTGTTGCATTACTTGTTGCTGTTCAGCTGCATCTCTAATAATTTTTTCTGGTAAATTCATTTTTTCTGCTAGATATCTAGCTACTTCTTCTTGTTTAACTATTAAATTTAATACTTCAGGACCGAATGTTTGA